GGGAGATCGTTGCTATTACTGCGGCAAGAAGGCCGAGTTAACCTTAGATCATTTTGAGCCATTGGCCAAAGGTGGGGCGCATTGTGTTTCAAATTTTGTGTTTTGCTGCCATCCATGTAATTCTCGAAAGCGTGATTTGGACCCGTTTGATTTTATGGCATCCAATCTAGCCGTTAGTTTCTAGACCTATTATTGGAGATTGTTGGTGTGGCTCGTCGTTAGCGGGTTGATTCCCGTTCGGGGTTATTTGTGGATAGGTCTGGTGTGTTGTGCTTAAATGTGCGTGATAGGTAACATTTGGTGGGTTTATACATGGTTTTGGGTATAAGTGGGTATAATTGGGTATAGATGTTTGTGGTTGACATTGTGTGTGGGATTGTGGTAATTGGTTGTTTGAGCGCGAGATGGACTTGTGCTTAGAAACTTATTTACATTATGCCAAGAGGCGATTCATACGATCTTCAAGGTCAAGGCGGCGGACAAGTGTACTCTGGTACGGATGCGGCTACTGGCCCATTCCGTTGGGTTCAGACTGTGAACGACACTGTGTTTAGTGCGTTTGTTGCGCCTAACCTTACGAATGCTAGCACGAAGCTAATCACCATTACGATTCCTGCTGGGGTTGGCATTGGTGGTAATATTACGAGCTTCACGCTTACATCTGGAGCGGTTATTGCGTATCGTGCGTAATGTCCCAGTTTCGGTCTACTGGTGGGCTAGATGACTCGATTGCCGCCGATGGTGATCGTGGGTTCTTTGGTGTGAACCAGAGATTGCAGCTTAACCAGTTGGAGCCGGGTGAGGTTAGGGAAAGCCTTAATGGTCGCATGGAGGGCTTCTGGAGGCCGCGCAGGAGCGTGGTGTCTGTTAGCCCTGTACTGACTACTGGAGGCACTCCGTTGAACCTTCCGTTCCACATCCTTCCAAGCCCATTCTACTTGGCTATTACTGCTGTGTCGTATGCCGCAAATGTGGTAACGATTACCGTGGCTGGACATGGTTTGGCTATTGGGGTGGCTGGCAACCTTACGGTTAGCGGCATTACCTTTACTGGCACGAACAACAATGGGGTTAAAGCTGTGACTGCGGCTACCGTGGACACATTGACCTTTCCTGTTACTGGCGTGACTGCTGTGGCACTAGGGGCGACTCCAAGGATTACACAGATCGACATCAACGATGCCGCCGCCAGCGATGTGTTGGCATCCTGCATGTTCTCTGACCCTAACGAGTCCAACAAGGAATACATCATTGTTGCGCTGGAGACTCTGGCGAAGAAGATCGACCTTTCTACACTGCCACCTCATACGGCAACAACCATCCCGTATCCCGTGGGAGCCACCGTTGGGAGTAACTGCGATATGTTGCAGTGCTTCGACAAGGTGATGATCATGCGGGATGGGCAACAAGCTCTTGAGTGGTATCCTAATGGAAGGGCTATTCTTTCTGCGTCATCCAACGCGACCGCTAGTCCAAATACCGTGGTGACAATGAGAGTTCGTGAACACGGACTTACGGCTGGGTCATCCGTGGTTATCGCTGGGCTTACTAGTGGCACTCCTCCTAATGGAACATTCACAGTGGCAACAATCGTCGACCAAGACTCATTTACCTTTGTGGCATCTGGGATTTCTACTAGCACCACATTTGTAACCACGGCGGCCACCATGACTGATGGGTTTACCCTGTCCCCCGGAGGTGCTTACACCCAGCCACAGACATTTAATGCTAGTGGAACCCATGTTACAGTATCAAGCGGTTTGGTTTCCTTGACGATTACTGGCAACTTAACGATTTTCGCTGGTGATGTAGTTGTGATTTACGAGACAACCATTCCAGAGTTCACCTCGATTGTTGGCAAACAGTTCCAAGTAACATCAGCGAGCACAACAAACATTCAGTTCCTTGCGCCAGTCGCCAACATATCGGCTAGCGGAAGCACTGGGCAGGTAGAGTTTGGCGGTAGGTTCACAGAAGGCGGTGGGTTCATGCACCAACCGGGTGCGCCTTGGGCCACCTACTTCCAGCGCAGGTTGTTCGTTCCGTTCTACTACTCCCAATCTGGCACTTTTAGCGCACCAGTCTACACTAGCAGAAAGATTTCCGACGAGATCGCGGTTTCCGACCTACTAGACACTACGACATTCGACCAGATCGAGAACCAGTTCCGTATTACTGGTGGTACTGCCGACTATGTGGTGGCGATGCATGGGTTCTACGACGATTCTTTGGTGGTTTTGAACCGCAATAGCATTCATCTTGTGGCGCAGACCCAAGGAAGCCTGTCTGACACCGTGGTCAAGGAGCTTACTGGCGAGGTTGGGTGCTTGGCTCGCAAGACGGTGGTCATGCAGGCTAACAACCTATTATTCTTGGCCGACGAGGGCATTTACGGGCTTACCTTCCTTAACGATTACAACCTTCGCGGCACGGAGGAACCGCTTTCCAAGAATATCCAGCCGTACATTGACCGCATTAACAAGAATCTTGCGGGTGAATCGGTAGCGGTTTACTTCAACAACCGCTATTACATCGCAGTCCCGCTGGATTCTGTGGCTGGAGGTAATGATGCCCGTGGGAATAACGCAGTTCTGATCTACAACTTCTTGAACAAGGGGTGGGAATCGCTGGACACCTACGGAGATTCTAGGTTTCTGATCAAGAACTTCATCACGGCAAGTGCTGGGGTTCGCAATAACCTATATGCCGTTAGCTCTAATGGCGGCCTGCACCAAGTTGATGCCTCCGACTCGTCCGAAGACCGCTTAAGCGTTACAAATGAAGACGCGAGCGTGGTCACCTCTGCTATTAACTCGTATGTTACTAGCCGTGGGTACGACTTCAAGACCCTTGAGCGCAAGAGGTTCACGGATGCCCAAGTGCAAATGCAGGCACTTGTTAATGAGCAAGCTGAGTATAATATTGCATTTGCCTCTGAAGATCCAGATTCATCAGTAAATGTCGGAAGCACTACGACATTCCTTGGTGGAACCCCGCTTATTGCTAATGGTGTTGGTGAATCTGAAACCGCAAGCATCCGCTGCAGACTTGGCGGGGTTCGCGGCTATACTGGGACTATCACATTGACAAGGACTATCGGTTCACCTAAGATCCACTCTATTCAAGTGGCGGGTTCCATCACTAACAGACAAATTCTATCACAAAAATAATATGGGCGTTGTAAATACAACCTACACATTTACAAGCACTGACACAATTACCAGTGCTAAGATGAATAATATCATTGATGAAACGACATTTACCAGCGATGCAATCCAAGGAACCACCTTGCAGGTTGTGTCTCCGGGTAAACTTGCCGTATCTGCTCTTGGCATTACCTCTAATGAACTTGCTTCTGGCGCAGTCACCCAAGCAAAGCTGGGTGCGAATGTGACCACCAATGGGCCTGCTTTTAGTGTTTTTCTTCCTTCTAATCAATCAATCCCTGTAAATACATATACGGTTGTACAACTATCATCAGAGGAATATGACACTGCTTCTTGTTTCAACACATCAACATACAGATTTACTCCAAATATTGCTGGTTACTATCAAATAAACGCATCGCTTCAAATTGATGGTACAGGAACGGCAATGGCGACAACATTTGTAATACTTAGAAAAAATGGAAGCACTGAATACATTCTTTCAATTCGATTGGATGCCTCAATGGTATCATTTCTTGGTTCGGGTTCGCAGTTAATCTACATGAATGGAAGTACAGATTACATTGAACTAATTGGAGTTTTGGCCTCTGGAGGAACCTCACCAGTTATATGGGGTGGCGTGGGCCGCACCAGAATGTCCGGCTTCCTAGCCCGCTCCGCATGACCCCACTAGAATCAACGATAGCACTTTATGAAGAAAATGATATTGATTTCCAACAACTTCTCACATGGCACTTATGTCATGGCATTGTTGTTTGTGATCACGATTCTTTCTCCATGTGCTATTTCTCTGATTCTGAGTCACCAGAAACACCCTGCTTGTTTGAACACTCTGACACATTGTTTGTCACAATCTGCACGGGAAACATGGAAAAGGCACTACGCAAGTTTGTGGACGACTTCCAATACATTTCATTTCAGCGGGACTTCAAAAACTCCCATAGGTTAAGGTGCTACGACATGCACGAATTTTACAATAAACTTAAATAACACGCATATGGGAAAGAAACCCAAAAAAGTAAAAGCACCGAAGGCTGATTTCAAAGCTGACATCGGGGCTGGATTATCTGCATACCAGCAGTCAATGCCGGGTATTCTGGCGTTTGAACAGCAGTATCGCCCTCAGTTTACCCAGCTTAACCAAGAACAACTTAACCTAGCCCGTTCGCTTGAACTGGCGAACATGGGACAGAATACTGGGACTGTTCGTGGAATCCTCCAATCGCTCTCCCCAGAACAAGCCCGTGAGGTTGAGGCAGCGGGTGGACTTGCCCAACGCGCCCGTGAGATGCAGGCTGGGTATCAAGATTTTGCTACACCAGAAGCCCAAGCAGCACTTGCTCGGCAGAAGCAGGCTACCCAGCAATATGGTGGATTGTCCGCCTTGCAAACTCAAGCAGCACAAGAGGCTTATGGCAGGTCTGGAAGACTGACCCCAGAGCAACTTCGTTCGTCGCAGCAAGCAGCTAGAGAAGCCTCAGCGGCGTCTGGCAGGATGGGTGGTAATGCAGCCATCTCAGCAGAGGTGATGAACAGAGAGCAAGCACTAGCTCAACGCCGAGCCGAAGCAGCCCAATATGGTGGTATTGCTCAACAAGGAATGGCTGGTCTTGCTGGTCTGGAGACTGGAACCGCTGGTCTTGCACAAGACATCGAAAACCAACGCCTAGCCCGTCAGTCTGGATTGCTTAGTCAAGCGTCATCACTTGGCACTCAAGCATACAACCTTGGGCAGAATTTCTATAGCCCTGGACTTGGGTTGCTTGGCGGGACTCCAGTATCCGCTCAACAAGTTGGGCCACAGCTATTCTCGCCAGATGCGTTCCTCAACCTTGGTGCGGCTAACAGGCAGAATCAAC